GGATCTCACGCCTCAAACCATTCACCAGAAATGGTTTAAAATTCTACGTTGAGGGCGGCACAGTGTATCAAGAAAAATACGAACTTTGCGACACGGAGGATCTCGATTATGATCCGTACCAGTGAGTGGTACGAGCGGTACGCGGGTGGTACGCGTACCGCGCGTACCGGGTGCGTACCGTTTTGCGTACCGCCTGTGATTATGAACGCTTCTCCTAGGGCGCCAACAACTTATGAGTTTGCGGTAGGTTTTGGGCGGAGCGGTACGCGTACCGGGTGCGTACCGCCCCTTTTTGAGGGGGTCGCGTACCGCTTCAAACCCCTATTTTTCTCGAGTGAAATGCGAAACGGTACGCGAAATCGAAAAACCCCTACTACGTAGACCGCTGCGCCTGGCCATCAGGGCCAGGGCGCGACTACGAGGATGGTATCGACAGAAAGAGGAGAACGGTGATGGACTCGAAAACGAAAAAGAAGAAATCCACCTGCCATGACTGCGGCTATTGGATTGGAGGATTTTGTTACGGTGGACCGCCCCGTCTGGTCGATGAGCAAGGTTGTGAGGTTGTGCCCTGCACGGAGGCGTGCAGGCCGGCCTGCGTCATTTTCGAGAAGAGGAGAGCGCCATGACACTGAAAGAGATTTTGGAGACACTGGTGATGATTGCCGGGGTGTTGCTCCTGCTGGCAATGCTGTGGTTGCTGCCCGGGTGCTCACAGAATCCCGAGATTCGGAGGCGGTGCGCCGAATGGACCGCAAGCAGGTGACACGGTGGAGAAAGCAGACGGCCTGGATGCGGCGGAGACTGTTCTCCGGTCGCCGTCGTGCGCTGCGCAGGCACCTCCCCCGAATGGGGACGGTGCATGTCAGTGACCGGACGCAGAATCTTCGACAATGGCTGCGAGAGACGTTTGAGGAGTTTAGCTATGACTGACGATATCGATCGGATGATCCGCTGGGTGTACGCGGGCGTTGCGTTGGTCTGCGTGCTGATGGCGGTGAGTTACGCGCTCGCGTGGGTAATGTCACAGGTGGTGGGAGACGGATGAGTCCGACACAGAGGACGCTGAAATACTATCGAGATCTCGGTTACACGTGCGCTATGGTGGAGCGGTGGAATCCTCATTCACATGTACGACAAGATCTATTAGGGTTCATCGACATCATCGGTCTAAACCATGCTCGCGGCATTGTCGGGATCCAGAGCACGGGGCAGGCGTTCGCCTCGCATAGACGGAAGATCCTCGAGGAGCGGGCGGAGGAGTGCATGCTGTGGCTGCGCTGTGGCGGCCGGGTTGACCTCATCGGATGGCGCAAGCTGCTGGTCAAGCGAGGCGGGAAGGCGAGGCGGTGGGCACCGCGAATTGAGGAGATCACGTTGCACACGTTCCTCGAAGACATCGCTTGACAAGTCGATCCGAAAGATTTACGATTGTAGTTGAGGAGCCGCAAGGAGACTGAACGTGACCAACGAGGAGCGCGACCAACTCATCCGGTCTACCCATGACACGGTCATTGCGCTGAACGAGCGAGTGAAAAACCATGCGGACAACGAAGTCATTCACCACATCCCGCCATGCGCCCACGGCGCGGGTTTGTCTGTCAAACTCTGGGGCGTGTTAATCGGTACGCTGTTCGCTATCGGGGGGACGTTGTTCTCGTTGCTGAGAGGGAATTGATGTGCAACCAGGGGGACGAATCAAACTCAGGCACATCGAGTTCGCTACCGAGTACCTCGCCAACGGAGGAGACGCCACTGCAGCGTACCTCGCTGTGTACCCGAATGCGTCTCGCCGCAGCGCGTACTCGCTGGGTGCGAAACTCCTTCAGCACGCCGATGTGGTAGGACTTATCGATGGAGCGGAAACGCAGGCGATGAAAAAACTCGAGATCACCGCCGAGCGCATCATCCGCGAGCTTGCGTGCATGGCGTTTGTGGATGCGGCGGAACTGTACGACGAGCGCGGCAACCTCCGCAGACTGTCTGAGATACCCGAGGAGGCACGCAGGGCCATCGTTAGCATCGATCCTCCGACCGAGCACTCCGGACCCAAGGCGAAGACTGAAGGAAAGCGCGGTGCACTGCAGCTACTCGGGCAAACACTCGCGCTCTTTGCCGAGAAAAAGATCATTGACGAGACCAGCGAGCAGACGCACCGCGTCCTCGTGAGCGAGGTGGACCTCGAGGAGCGAATCAAGAATATCACGGGTGAGGGGAGCGACGATCTTGGATACGACCCGTTTGCGTAGCCTCACGCGTGAGCAGTGCAACACGCTCTATACGCAGGTACTGCGGGACGCGGACACGGCAGCCATTCGCAAGCTCTGCCTGACGGATCTGTTCTTCCTCCTCACTGTGGTCTGCCGGCGCAAGGACATCAACCGGGACTGGCTGTTCGATCGCTGCCGCGAGGTGGAGGCGGACCCCGACGATCGGCTCGACCTCTGGGCGCGAGAGCACTACAAGAGTACCTTGATCACCTACGGGAAGACGATTCAGGACATCTTGCGCAACCCCGAGATCACCGTCGGGATTTTCTCACACACGCGGCCGATTGCGAAGGCGTTCCTCAACCAGATCAAGATGGAGCTGGAGGGCAACTCGTTCCTCCAGGATCTGTTCCCGGAGGTTCTGTACAAGCAACCACGCAAGGAGAGCCCCAAGTGGTCGCTCGACAGCGGCATCGTCGTGAAGCGTGACAGCAACCCCAAGGAGGCGACGGTCGAGGCCAACGGTTTGGTGGACGGACAACCAACGAGCAAGCACTACTCGCTGCTCGTCTACGATGACGTGGTGACCCTCGAGAGCGTCACGACTCCAGAGCAGATCAATAAAACAACAACCGCCTGGGAGATGTCGCTCAACCTCGGCGCACGTGGCGGGGCGAAGCGGTACATCGGCACGCGCTACCACTACAACGACACCTACCGCACGATGCTCGATCGAGAGGTCGCGATCCCTCGCATCCACAAGGCCACAGTCGATGGCACCGTGGACGGCGAGCCGGTCTTCCTCACCCGGGAGCAACTGGCCGAGAAGCGCAAGGCGTTCGGGCCATACGTGTTCTCCTCTCAGATGCTGCAGGATCCCGTGGCCGACCAGGCTATGGGATTCCGGCAGGAGTGGCTGCGCTACTACAGCCAACTCCGCAACCACAGTCGGTGGAATTTCTACATCACCGTGGACCCGGCTGGCGAAAAGAAGAAGGGCAGCGACTACACCGTCATGACCGTGCAGGCGCTCGCCCCCGATCGCAACGTCTACCTCGTGGACGCGGTGCGGGATCGCATGAACTTGACGGAGCGCACGTCGAAGCTGTTCGAGTTCGTTCGTAAGTATCAGCCGCTCGCAGTCGGCTACGAGAAGTACGGGCTGCAGGCGGACATCGAGCACATCGAGTACGAGATGGAGTTGCAGAACTACCGCTTCCGGATCATCAACCTGGGAGGCTCGATGCCGAAAAATGATCGCATCCGGCGCCTCGTCCCGTTGTTTGAGCAAGGGCGCTATTGGCTGCCCGTTCGGTGCCTCTTCGTGGACCTGGAACACAGGCAGCGGGATTTCGTCCATGAGTTCGTCAACGAGGAGTATCTCTCATTTCCTGTCGCAGTCCACGACGATATGCTTGACTGTTTGTCGCGAATTTTAGATACTGACTTGGGTGCACGGTTCCCAGCGGAGGAGAAGCACATCCTGACGATGACTGAATCCACCGATGAGACCCGAGTGAGGACCGAGTATAAACTGTTTCCGTAGAGGAGAGAGCCCTATGTGCTTCTGGAACCAACCCAACCCGACGCCGTCACCTCCGCCTCCTGCGGCACCGCCGCCCCCAGTGCCGGCCTCGCCGCCTCCGCCTCCGCAGGCTCCCGCACCTCAGGTGCAGGCAGCGCCTCCGATGCAGGCGAAGGCTCCTGATCCCGCGCAGGCGGACTACGCTGGGTCTGTCCGTGGTGCTCAGGACAAAGCTCGCAAAGCTGCCGCATCCCGGCAGGGACGGCAGAGCACGATCCTGACTGGTGGACAGGGGCTGGAGGAAGGCCCATACGTCCGTCGCAAGACCGTTCTCGGCGCATAGCCGGGAGCGATATTCTGATTTCCGAGGCGAGGAGCCCGGGCTGATCCCCCTGGCAACCGTTTGCGGAGAGAGCGCCATCTTCTGTGCACAGGCGGAGGATGGCGCTCTCTTTTGCCTGGAGGACACTGATGGACGTAGCCAAGACCAAACCGTATCGGGACCGCCTGAAGCAGCTCGAGGAAGACAGTTATACATGGCGTGAGCATTGGCAGGAACTCCAGGAGTACATGCTGCCGCGTAAGGGCAAGTACCTCGACAACAACGACCCGGCCAGCGCGGATCACGGGCACACAAGCGGAGACAAGAAGAACCAGCGCATAATCAACAGCGTTGCGTCACAGGCGCTGCGAGTGATTGCTGCCGGCATGCAGGGCGGGCTCACGTCCCCGTCGCGTCCCTGGTTCCGTCTCGGACTCTCAGACCTGGACCTCATGCAGTACGGCCCGGTCAAGGAGTACCTGCACGAGGTGCAGCAACGCATGCTCACCACGCTCTCCCGGTCGAATTTCTACGGTGCGATACATGGGCGGTACACGGAGCTGGCTGCGTTCGGCACGGCATCGATGATGATCGAGGAAGACCTCCACACAGGTGTAAGATTCAGGCCGTTCACGATTGGCGAGTACTACCTCGCACAGAACAGCCAGTACCGGGTCAACGCCCTGTATCGCAAGTTGTCGATGACTGCCGTCCAGATGGTCAACCGCTTTGGGGCGGAGAGCGTGTCGCGCCCGGTCCTCGAGGCCGCGAAGGACAACGCGAAGAGCGAGAAGCGGTTCACCGTGGTTCACGTCATTCAGCCCAACATGGACCGCATGCCCGGGCGGATGCTCTCCGAGGATCTCCCGTTCGAGAGCGTCTACTTCGAGATGAACTGCGAGGACAAGAACCAACTCCTGAACAAGAGCGGCTACAGGGATCTCCCGTTTGTCGCGCCACGGTGGGACGTGACAGGCACCAACGTCTGGGGCAACAGCCCAGCGATGGACGCGCTAGGCGATTGCAAGATGCTCCAGAAGATGGAGGAGAAGAAGCTCAAAGCCCTGGACAAGATGGTGGATCCGCCGATGAACGCGCCCACCTCGATGAAGGGCCAGGGCGGCAGCATCGTCGCGGGCGGAGTAAACTACCTGGACATCACGCAGGGGCAGCAAGGCTTCGTGCCGGCGTATCAGGTCAACCCTGAGACACAGAACATCGGCATCGAGATCGCCCGCGTGGAGGAGCGCCTGAAGCGTGCCTTCTTCAACGACCTGTTCTTGATGGTGGCGTCGGCCGACAAGAGCATGACCGCGACCGAGGTTGTGCGCAGGCACGAAGAGAAGCTTCTCATGCTGGGCCCGGTCCTCGAGCGTTTGCAGAGCGAACTACTCGACGTGATCATCGATCGCACCTTTGACATCCTGCAGGAGGAGGGCGTTTTCCCGCCTCCGCCTCCGGAGATCCAGGGGGCGCCGCTGAAGGTCGAGTACATCTCGCTCCTGAGTCAGGCGCAGAAGATGACGGGCACGACGGCCATCACAGAACTCGCCGGATTCGTGGGTCAGCTCGCGGCGGTCAACCCCGAGGTGATTGACAAGTTCGATGCGGACCAGGCCGTGGATGACTACGCCGACATGCTCGGAGTCAACCCCGACATAGTCAACGCTGACGATGAGGTGGAGGAGATCCGGGCGAGCCGCAAGCAGGCGGAGCAGATGGCCGCAGCCCAGGCCCAGATGGACCAGGGAGTGGCCAACGCCAAAACCATGAGCGAGACCCCCGTTGGGGAGCAGTCCGCTCTCGACATGATGTTAGGAGGAATATAATGGATTCCAGACACGTAGTAAGCGCAGTTGACCTTGTCCCGATCACG